ACGATGCGCTCTGACGCACGAATTTGCCCACCAGTAATCTCGTTACCTGGGGTCAAGTATTCTGCAGACGCACGGCCTGTCATTGGGAATGATGCTGACTTACCTTTACTGATGGTACGAGTACGCATCAGAGGCATCATAATGTTCTTTTCCTCAAAGGCGGTCAGGACTTCCCCGGCATACAGCTTCAGGAAGAGGTCACGAACATCACCTGTGAGGTTAGTTTGGCCTAGACGGGATACGTCATAGGCTGGATTGGATGCACCTTGCATTGCCATTTTATCACCTCAAAAAGTTAGGTTGTTACGAATTTGCCTCAGCCTTTACCAACACTTTCTCCAAGATTATCCCTCGCAAGGGGTCAGGGGTAGTCGTCTTTGAGTAAGGTCTTGAGTAGGGTTTCCCCTTCTAACCACACCCATCAGATGCAGTTAGAAGGAGAGCTATGACAGGAGGCATCTTGCCATAGCTACTCCAAGGAGACAGTTAAAATACCGAAGAGCGTGAGAGCTTTTGAGCTACAGACGCACGGTAGGCGGGGTCTTTAGCATATCTGGGGTCACGCATAGCGGCGGTCAGTTCAGCCGCACTATCAAACTTCCCACCCGAAACTTTATCAGTTGAGCCTTGTACAAGGTTAGGCTCTGAACCAGCTTCGGAACGATAACGAGCGTTAAGTCCTTGAATTGCCATACGAATTACGGCTGGGTCTCCTGTGTCGATTGTGGCGTTGAACGCATCAATCTCTGAGCTAGGAAGAGACTCCGTAGCCCATGCCAGCATTTGCTGGTAGCCCTCTTCGCCCCCTGCAATAGCGAACATCTCACTGTTCATATTATCACTAAGGGCTTCTTGTCCTTGAATGTATGTATCTACGAGAGAGCGAGGGAAACCTGCTTGTTCAAGGGCGGCGTAAGCATCACCACTTAGCTCTCCGTTCTCATCATACTCTTGTTGGAATACGTCAAAGTCCAGACCCACGTTGTCAAGAACCTCAGCTACGTCACCCCCATCAGTAGGGGCAGACTCTGCCTCAACTTCTTCAGGCTGTGCCTCTGGTTCTTCCTGTGTAGGTTGCTGACCAAGCTTTGTCTCCAGCGCAGAATATGCTTGCGCCATAGCCTCAGGGGACTCAAACTTCTCAGGCAACCAATCAGGTCGGTCTGGATTATTATTCTTCTCAAGCTGTGCTGCTTTATCTAGCATAGCCTGAGTGTGGTCTGCAGGTTCTTGTCCTGCTGTACCGTCATGGGTATTTACACTGTCTGCCATTTATTGTTCTACCTGTTGTGCTGTTTGTTTAATCATTTCAGGTGTGCCACGCACCGCCATCTGCATCATAGCTTGCTGTTGCATTTGCTGTTCTGCGGCTTGCTGTGCCATAGCCTGTTCCTGCGCTTTTTGTTCTTCAGATTTTATCAGACCATTGGTGTCAATTCCCAGACTTGCACCTAGTCTATCAATATAATCTGATATGTTCATTTCGCTGGCAATTACCTCAGCCCCTAAAGGCTGTAAGTATTGCAGGAAGGTAGCCAGCTTATTAAGGTCTTGGCCTCTACCAAGAGCTTCGATGCCTGTAACAACAGTCGGCTTGACGGTATCCTTAGGAAGCTTAGGCATCTTGCCTGTCTTCTCCATGCCACCAAGCAGTTGCAAAATCAAAGGCATCTGTAGTTCTTGACTTAGAATTGAGTAAACGCCACCTAAGGCACTCTCAAGTTCTTGCGCCATGAAACGGACTTCTTCAGCCGTTACACGCTCAGCACTACGCTGAACGCTACTATTCATCAGGAAGGCAAAAGCAATCCTGTCATTGATGGTACGCATTGTATCAGCAGCTACCCTGAAGTCAGTAGACTTCTGTACTTGAAGGGTAGACACATCAGACGCATTACCACTTACGATAGCACCGTTAGGGCTTTCAGCCAATGTACGGGACTTTGTAGTACCGTTTGGATTGACGAGGAAAAGCACTTTGGAAGAAGCCGCAGCACCTTCGACAATCGCTTTGGTTAAAGCCTCTAAGCTTCGTAAGTCGCCAATGTATTCTTCTACATACCCACGTCCGTAGTCTTCCCCATCCACACGGGTGAAGCGAAGAGGAATAAAAGGGTTCTCATCCTTCTTAAACTTACCCCGACTTCCAGGGATTTCCATACCAGCTACCTCTTGGTAGACCTCCCAGCCACGCTGGTTTCTGATAAGGTGAGTATAAAGGTCAAGGTTTTTCATCTCTGTTTCCGCAAAGTCCAGAGCTTCTTGTACCTCGACAGGGAGCATAAGTGCGTTTACGCTCTCTTTTGTAAGTATTTCAAGGACATTGCCCATTGCATCACGCTTGATTGTATATCGGTCAAGCCTGAATACTTTCATGCCCCCATCTTTGGGCATATAGAGCAGAGCGTTCCCTGTAACGATAAGCTGTTTTAAAGCTTCAAATACAGGCACACGCATTGCCTTTGCTTCAATCTCTTGCATTGCCGCCCGTTCAATACGGGACAGGGCTTCCTCTACTGCCCCACGAGCGTCCTGACCTGCGATAGCCGCAACGTCAAAGTCATCAATGGTAAGGCGAAAGAAAGGACTGTTAGGAGGGAGCAGAGCCAGTAAGAGCTTAGAGGCGAGATTATTCACGCCCCTAGCTCCGACACCCTGATAAGGTGTCTGATATACTGTGCTTCCACTATGTCCTTCGGGAGGCAAGAGAGTTGGTATTGTAAGTTCAGCAGCATCACGGCCTCTCTGTAAGAAAGCATCTCGTGATGCTTCACATTGAGCGTATCGTTTGGCCGCTGTACCTTTACCGTTCTCTAGTGCCATAGCGTTTTACCTTTACTGGTTTACGTTCACGCCTGAACTACTCGCTCCACCTTCAGAACCCCCAGCAGTTTGAACACCTGGGTCTTTCTTAGGGTTAGCCTTCAGCTTGTTTTTGCCCATTTTCTTCTGGGCTGCGAGTTGAGCAGGAGTCAGTTGTGCTTCCAGACCCATCTCAAAATCAGGAGATGTGTTGGAGTACTGCTGAGGCTCAACGATTGTCACAGGCTTTGGCTGAGGAGGAGGTGGCGCAGGCGCTCTTGGACTTGATAAGCACATCTTTCTATTCCTCAAATAAGTTTTCGTTGTACAACTCATCAAGCTTCCTTATTACGGACTGCTGACCTTGTAGGTATCGCAAGTCTTCTAAGGTTGCTTGGTCGTTTGGTAGCCTGTCGGGGAATAGTTCTTTAAGAAAATCAAGCAATTCCACGGACAAGCTTGGGTTTTGATGTAGCACTTTCATGTTTGAATTTGCCTATAGGTCAACTTTAGGGATTATTCACAACTCTTGAGGCCAGTATCGGGGTCGATAAAACAGGCTTCAGCGTTGTTTTCATTGTCATTTTTCACTTCGTTCAATATTCCATACCTCTTTCCAGCTGCCCTAAAGGTAGTGATACCCTTACAGCCAGCTTTCCATGCGTCATAGTACAGGTTCTTGAACTCTTCGTAGGTCACATTGTCCCCAACATTACAGGTCTTTGACACTGCGCTGTCGATATACTTGGAGACCAAAGCCAGAACTGACAGGTGTTCTTCTGCTGAGATTTCGTTAGCAGTACGTCCTGATACGCCCTGACGATACGCATAATCCTCGACACGTTCTACCTGATGCCCATCAAACTGTTGAATGGTACGGTCATAGTAGAGGCTGAACGGAGGTTCGATGCCAGATGACACGTTGTCTGCAGTCAGGCTGATTGTTCCTGTTGGGGCGATGGATGTCAGGTGCGAGTTACGGATGCCCTGTGTCTTAATCTTCTCCTGTACCCAATCAGGTAATGTCTGCACAAACTTACTCTGCATATAATGATATTCATCATACAGAGGAAATGAGCCTTTCTCTGATGCAAGGTCGGCTGATGCTGAGTAGCAGTGGTCACGCAGGGTTTCCAACACAGTAGTTGTGAACTCCATGAAGCCCTCAGATGCGTAGGCAAACCCACACATCTCTGCGGCATTAGCAAGGCCAGTTACCCCTAGCCCCATTCTACGCTTGTTCTTTGCCTCACGCTCTTGCTCTGGCAGAGGGTAGATGGTTCTGTCGATGATGTTATCCATAGCACGAACAACAGTGTAGATGTCGTTTACGAACAGGCCGTAGTCCATCTTCCCATCCAGCACATACTTAGTCAGGTTGAAAGACCCCAGCAAACAAGCACCAAAGGGAGGCAAAGGCTGCTCACCACATGGGTTCGTGGCTTCAATGGTTTCACAGTAGTGCAGGTTGTTCATGTCGTTGATGTTATCAATGAACAGGACACCT